GTTAAATCATTAGTGTCAAGAGGAAGAGTAATATTATCAATAGAAAAGAAATTTTTAATAGTTAAAGTATTAAATATCATTTCTTTCCTTTACTTTATTCAGAGTTTTAATTCCATAGTCAATAACTTCTTCAGTAACAGGTAATTGATTATTATTTTCAACCACATATTTTCTAATCATATCTTCGTATCCCATTTTCTGATCATCCAAAGCTCTTTTAACAACTTGAGATTTTTTATGTTTTTGTTGCAGTCTAAAATGACTAATATCTAGTCCCATATTCTCCAACTCCTTCCGTAATAATTTATCAGGAATATCAGAGCTAATCCAGTAATAATTATTAAAGTCTAATTTTAATTCAGTAATATTATCTTCTGTTAAATCGATTTTAATAAAGCGAGGAGAAATATCATTTTCAATATATTCTATATTACCCTCATCATAAACAGCAAAATAAGGAGTAAAAGATGCATCAGAAAAAGAATGCTGTATTACAGCACCTATATAAGATATATTTTCAGTCAAATGCTGATGAATATGGAAATGACCAAATAACATCTGAGCATTAGGAAAAGACTTCTGTAAAATATCTGTGGTCAAATAAGAGTCTTGATAAAGATGGTTACCTACATTAGCACCAGAAATCCCCAAATGTGCAATTACTAAATCTACTTCAGGGTATATTTGTTGCATCCACTCCTGTTCATTCTCTCTATATGGTAAAAAAGCAACAGTAGTTCCTTCTATTTCCTTAATAACAAAGCTTTTATAAACATAAGCAATAGAAGAAAAGGTATCTAATGAAGTAAAATTGTAATCCCATTGATCATGATTGCCTGGAATCATATAAACATTTATTGATTTAAAAGAGGATAATGATTCAAAAACTGTTGATAAAACAGGAGAAGGAACAGAACTACGAGAATGAAATACATCACCAGCAATAATAAAATTATGGATATTACTTTCTTCACATTTATTCTTCAACCAAATTAAAAGATCATCTAAATTCCTTAATCTTGAATTAACCAAATAAGGATCTGATTTTGCAAACTCCTTATACAAATGAGCATGGAGATCGGCAATTATAATCGCTTTCATACTTCATCCCACAACTTCTTATCTATAATTTCTTTCAACTCAACATTAAATATTTCTTCTACCCACTGAGACTTTCTAAACTTACCACTATAGAATTTCTGCAGTTCTTCATCTCGTATTTCAAACCAACCACCACCTTGATTAACCCATTTCTTTTCTACACAAACATCTAAATAAGAGTGTGGTATTCTTATACCATCAATAAAGGAAAGTTCAAATTCAGCAGTTCTGAAAGGAGAAGCTATTTTATTTTTCTCTACTACTACTTTACTTTTTAATCCTATTATTTCTCCGTCCTCTTCTATTTTACCCATACTATCTAATTTCAATATTAAAGTAGAATAAAATTTAATTGCTCTACCGCCAGGCATAATATCCTTACTTCCATAAAACACACCTACATTTTCTCTCATTTGGTTTATTAATAATAAAGCGATATTACTTTCAGCTATATCTTTTATTATTTTACGCAATGAACCGCTTAATACTTTAGCTTGTTGACCTGGTTGCAAATCAAAAAATTTATCCTTCTTACTCATCTCAGAAGCCACAGGAGTTGCTGCTAAGGAATCCCAAACTATTAATCCAAAAGGCACCTCTTCATTATTCTTTTTCTCGGCTACAATCTTATTAATTATTTCAAATGATTCTTCCATTGTCTCAGGACGAAGATGAATCAAATTATTATAATCAATACCTATTCTTTCTCCCCGTTCAGGATCAAAGGCATATTCAGTATCAATTAAGACAGACAAGCCTCCTTGCTTCTGAGCTTCAGATAATAAATGTAATCCTAAAGTACTCTTTCCGCTAGACTCAAATCCATACAATATGGAAACCCGGCCACAGGGAATGCCGGGTTTTCCAATTGCTAAGTCTAAAGATGGGCATTGAGTAGATATATATCTGGTAATGGGAGAAGAAATCTCCATCTCCCAAGAGTGAACTACTGCTTCTTCATTAATTTTTTTAACCGCTTCTACAAAATTCTTAATATCCATTACTTTACACCTTAATAGACTTACCACTACTTTGTAATGCTTTTAAACAAGGAGTTGCAAATTCACATTCAAAACAAGCTGATCCTTGATTGTATTTACCAAAACATTCTGGTTGAACCCAATCTATATCTTTATTTTCAATTTCTTCCTCATCTTCTTCTTCAACTGTATGATTAATAATGCTGCCATATAGAAATTCTTTTAATTGATCATAAGAATAGACAGACAAAAATTTATCCAAATCATGTAACTGATCCAACCATTCTGGATTAGCTATCGCAGTCTGCTTTACAGAAGGGATAATAATATATGTTGTTTGCCTTCCTTCTCCTTGTTTAGTTAAAAGGATATCTCGTCCTGTTTCTGGGTCAGTGAAATCACCATAGTCTTCTGAGTTAAAGAAATTAATTAACATATTCCATACTTTAACTCCTGAAGAATAAACTTGAACTCCACTATCTGGGTCTCTTAAATCCACAATATTATAAAGAAATTGTTGTCTTGCAAACATTTCACTTGCTTCAGATTGCTCCTGTATAGATCCAGAATGCAAATTCTTATCAATATATTCACAAATAGGGCAGGGAGATTTATAACCAGATGTCTTACGTGGGCAAACAACCATCCTATTATCTGCTCCTACTCTAAAGTGAACATATAAACGTTTATAAAACATTCCTTCTGGAGACCAGGGAGGTAATATTCTAATACGATTCTCTCCTGATTTAGGTTTCCATAGTTTAACAGTACCTCTTTCTAAATCCTCTTTAATCTTATCTCTGTTTGGTTTATAATATGGCATAATGTTTAACCTCCTTATTCATTAATTGAATTAATATCATTTCTAAATTGCTCCCTTAAATTTGCACTTAAACTTACTAGCATATCCTTCTTCTGTGTCAAAGCATCTTTAACTGTCTTTAACCCATTTAATAACCCTTTTAACATATTAAGTTGCATCCTATAATATACTATTTCATTATTTGAATTAATCTGAGCTTCAATCTTTCCTTCAGTAGTCTTAACATTATTAAGCTCTGCTGAAGCTCTAATCCCTAACTCTTCTTGACTTTCAAATGCTTCTAATAAAGTTTTGAAATTATCATAAAGCATTTCCACATCATTAAGAAATGATGAGTAATGATAAAAAATAGCAGAGTGCTTCATTAGTTCTCCATCTAAAAAGGTTTCATCAATTTGTAAATCTGTGGCAAGTTGACTACTTAAATTCTTCCACTCTTCATTGTATTTCTCATATTGAGAAACTAATTCATTCAACTTACTTTTAAAATTAATACTTTGCTCCAAAAAATTCACCTCCCCAAAGTTGGTATATCAATTATACTAAAGTATAACATGTATGTCAATACCTTATTCCTCAATTTCAATTATTTTTTCTTCAATTTCTTTCAAATTATTCAATATAACAGTTTCTATTTGCGATAAAGATATAAATTTGTTCCTAGCTTCTTCCAATACATTGTCTGAAAAAGGAACTAAATTAGCATAACTATATCCAACTTCAGCTTCAGCTTCTAATGGCACAATTAAAAAGGGTAAATTTATATTCTCCATTATGCTTTTCACTACAGGAAAAATTGAAAATAATTCTTCTTCTGGACATTCAACTAATATTGAATCGTGAACCGTTAATACTACTTTAGCTTTTGTATCCAATTTTTTAAATGTTTCAATAATACGATAAAGAGCTAACTGAGTAATATCAGAAGCAGTTGCTTGAATAGCAAAGTTAATAGCTTTTCTAATAACACCATTTAATATACTGTTCTGTTTACTTGAATCTAAAATACCTCTATTTACCATATCTATTTCATCATAAAATCTTCTATATCTTCCTAATGGACTACGCACATACCTCTTTCTTAAAACTTCAGATTTAACTTGATCCATATACTCTTTTACTTTTGGGTATTGATGAAAATATTCTTGCATAAACTTATTTGCCTCTTCTTCAGAAATATTTAATCGTTTACTAAGTCCAACAGGAGACATACCATAAACTAATCCAAAATTAATACTTTTAGCATATTGTCTTTCTTCTTTAGTTATATCTGTTTTATTAAATATCTTCTGAGCTGTATAAGTATGAATATCAATTCCCTGTTGATATGCTAAACACATATTGGGATCTTTACTTAATGATGCCAAAACTCGAAGTTCTATTTGTGAGTAATCAAAATTAATAAATATATTACCTTTATCAGGAACAAAAGAGCGCTTCAAAAAAGAAATATTTTCCCTTGCTGGTATATTCTGTAAATTAGGATCTGAAGAAGATAATCTCCCTGACACAGTAGAAGTAAGATGAAAATTAGTGTGAATCCTATTATCATGAGATATATTATTTTTAATTTCATTTATAAATGTAGAAGTCAACTTTTTTATTTTTGCATACATACTTAACATTCTAGGCAGTTCATGATGAGGAGCAAGCCGTCTAATAACTTCTGATCTTGTAGAAGGTGTTTTATTTTTATCAGTATATTCTAAAACAGGAAGTTGTAAAATATTAAATAATACATCTGCCAAATGCTGATGTGAATTAGGATTAAACTCTTTATTATTAATTTCTTCCCACTTCTTTACTACTCTTAAACTTTTTATTCTTTTCAATAAGTCATTTTCATAATTTTGCAAAGTATTACTAATTTGTTCGACTGCCGGCACATCTACACCAATTCCCACCTTTTCTACTTTAACTAAAGCACTGGAGAAATGCATTACCATCTGTAAAGTATTTTTCAATTTCTGTTCTTCAATTTCCTTTTTAAATTTCTCATATAATAAATGAGTTGCATAGGCATCCATAGCTGAATATTCAATAACTGTTTCTGCATCTATTTGTTCAAGATCACTATAAAAATCTGTTACTCCTTGAGCATAATTACCTAAGTTTGTATATTGAGAAGCCAATCTTTTTAATCCTAACTCTGCTTGTTCATTTAATAAATATTGTGCAATCATTGTATCAAAGGTAGGAACAGCATCAATATTAAAAATTACATCTAACCACAATGAATCAAACTTTCCATTATGAGCAACAAGATTTTTATGTGTAGTAAAAAATTGATGTAATAAGTTAACTACAGCAACTAATTCTAAATCAGAAAACGGAGAGTATTTATAATATAATGGAATAACAGCAGTAGTATTACCATCAGATAAAGACAGCATTAATATCTTACTTTTTTCCTTAAAAGGTGATAAAGAGTTAGTTTCAATATCAAAAGCAATAGTTGAATCGGGGCTAAATAAATTCAAGATATTTTCTAATTCTTCTAAATTATGAGGATATAAATATTTAATTTTTTCTCTCTTGCTTGCTGATAATAGAGACTTAGATTTCTTTAAATCATTTTCAAAATATTGTTTTTTATTTATATCTCTTAAAATAGCTGCTGGATGAAAAGTAGGTATAACCCAACAGTTAAATTCTTCATTCCATTCTTCCATTCCTCTGTATTTATTAATTCCATTTTTATGCAATAAAGCACGCAAAGGAACTGAACCAACTAAAATAATTAATTTTCTATTTTTAACTTTTCTAATTTCTGAAATCAAGTTATCTCTACAACATTGAATTTCTAATATACTAGGAGTTCTATTACTTCCTTTATCATCTTCAGGATGACATTGAACAGCATTAATAATAAACAGTTTATTTTTATCAAAACCTACTTTATCTAAAGTCTCTCTTAATAATTTTCCCGACAGCCCACAAAAAGGAATACCATTTTTAATTTCTAGCATGCCTGGAGCTTCTCCTATCACAATCACTTCAGCAGTATCATAATTTCCTTCAGGAGGTACTCTTATTTTATTATATAAAGGACAATTAACACAATTCAAATAAACTTTATCTTGATTCTCTTGTCTAGAAAATAAACCTAAAGTTCTATTCATCTTATTTCCCTACTTAATAAGATAAACAATACTTTAATTCAACATCAGGAACCGGTTCTGCATTATTAATAAATTCAGTTGCCTTCTTCTTTCCAAGTGAATTAGGATCTTCTCCTACTGGAAAATTAGCAATTTTGACATTAAAAATAGGATAAAAAATATGGCTATATTTTATTGCCTCTTTAACAGCATCTCCATCCCAAGCAAATATTATCTCTTCAAACTTTTCCGCTAAAATTAAATCTATTTGAGCAGAAGTTAACTTTTTACCAAATGAAGCTACAGCACAAGTATAAGCATCTATAGTCTGTAAAGTTAAACAATCAAAAACTCCTTCAGTAATAACTAAACGAGGAAAGAAAACAGCATTATCAAAATTATACAAATACCTAGATGGTGGATCAGCCTCCCATATAGGTGGGTTCAAAACCTTAGGCAATCTGCCTAATATATCTCTACCTATATAACTCATCAACTTGTCATGATAATAAATTGGGAAAATAATCCTACCACCAAAACTTCCCATATTACAATATCCTATTTCATATTTCTCAATGGTTTCTAAATCAATACCTCTATCAAATAGATATTGTAATGCTTTTTCTTTATTTCTTCCTTTCTCAGTTGCCAATTTGAAGTATCCAGAAGGTAATTTACAAGCAATTATTTTATTTTTAACTTCATTCTCTATATGATATTCTTCGATATTATTACTCTCTTCACAATTAATATCAGTTTTATATATTTGTTTAACTTCATATAGTAATTTTTTCAATCCTCCACTCCACCCACATTTAAAACAATGAAAAACACCTTTAGAAGGATTAACATATAAATGATATTTAGAATCTTCACAATGCAAACAATTTATTCTTACTTCTTCTCCCGCTTCTAAATAATCAATTCCTAGCTTATTTAATAATGAAATGAATGTCATATATAACACCTCCCCTATTTAATGAAACTAATAAATACAAAAATTTTAAAAAGGAGATATATCATCATTTAATAAATCTTTTATATATTCTTCTTCTTTTTCCTCTTTTATAGTAGGAAATATCTCCCCAATTTTCATATGCTCAAAATCAGTAAATACTTCTATAACAGCACCGCTTAAATAATTCCTATTCTTATCTACCAATATACGCATCCTATTTCTCATATCATCTTCTTCTGTTCTATTCAAAATTAAAACAACATCAGCATCAGCAACCTTACTCCAACTTCTAGAAATATCAGTTCCTTTAGCTAATGTCTTTTTGGCTCCTTCTCTATTTAACTGAGAAGCAGTAACCACAGATATCTGTCTCTTAACTGCAATTCTTCTTAAATCAGAAAATATTTCACCTGCCTCTTTCCAATCACTTTCATAATGTCTTACAGGACGGAGTAAATCTCCATAATCAACAATCAACAAATCAGGAGCAAAGTTTTGTGAATAATAAACCTTATCAATATAAGAGTCAATATTTATTACCGATGTTACTCCTTTAGGTGATTCAATAACTTTAAACTTTCCCCACGCCTTTTTTAATTTATGCTGTTTTATCCTTTCAACTGCTTCTTCAGTATGTTGCATAATATAATCAACGCTTAATCCAGTTGCCAAACTCCAAGTTCTTTGATAAATTCTAAATCTAGAAACCTCTAATGTTACATATAAAACATTCTTACCTTGCAACATAGCCGCCCATCCTAAATTGATAAGAAAGGTTGTTTTTCCTTTTCCTGCTCCTCCCACAACTACTACTAATTCTTCTGCTCCTAGTCCGCCATGCAAGCTTTTATCTAATGCAGGAATTAAAGTAGATATTCTTTCTTTTTCTACACCATGTAAAATTCTAGCTACTGCTTCCATATTATCAGCAAATAAATCTAACTCTTCAAATGCTTCTTTTGAATCTCCCAACTCAGTTACAACCTTAGCTACAAACTCATCTACTTTACCTTCCTTAATTAAATTTGCTCCTTCTGGTAATAAATTAATAGCTCTTCTTTGTTTAGATACTTCTGCAATATGATCAATTAAAAAAGCAGCTTCTGCTTTAGTAACTTCTAGTTGATTTAAAGCAGTAAGAAAAGATTCAACTTGTAACTGTGATTGACTAGCTATTGGATCATTAAGAAGAAGAGTAGAAAAGACAGTTTGATCTTTATTAAATATTCCACCATATTTATAATAATAATCTTCGACAATTTCAACCGAGCGCTGAATGATTCGGTTAGTAAATAAATCAGGTGATATATATTTATTTGCACTTAGAAAAAATTCTTGATCAAATAAGTATAAATAAATAATTTTTAACTGTAATTCGTTGTCAGTAATACTAGATGTGTTCAAGGTA